ACCTAGTCCTCTTGTCTTAATCCTTTTATAGGAGTGTTATCATGCGCAAAATCGCATGTTGGACGGAGCGGTACACCGAAGCAGAATCGATCGATCTGTTACGGGAATTCGCCCTCTCGCACGCCCTTCGGGGCGGGGTTCAGGGGCTTAAGATTAGTCACCTCATCAGAAGGGACGATCTTAAGGCACTCTGCGAGTTTGAGTTGGACTTCCGGGACCCTGGCTGGGATCCGGACGAGCTGTATCACTGCCGACAGGCAGTGAGCTTCTTCACGAAATTGGAGGAGCTTAATCTCGGCATAGACCGAGAAAGTGCGGCTCGCATGTCGTTCGACAAAGCCAATTCGTTATGTCGCGAGACTAACGAGATCTTCAGAAAGCATGCTCGTGGGGAATTCCAATTCCCCCCACGCGTTGAAGTCTGTCTTTATAAGGCTCAGCGGCAAATAGCACGCATGATGGGTCCCGTACCCAGCTGGGAACAGTTGGGATATCGATTTGGGAAGGGTGCCACTACGCTTACAAAAAAAGCGAGTAGCGTCAGCTCGGGAAAAACTCCGAGTTGGTGTTGCATGTAGCGAAGAGCTACTCCCAGCGGCGAAAGCCATACTGGGAGAGCTGCCAGCCCTCTGCAGTGCCTGGGCTTCGGCCCAGTGTCATACAGAGGAAGAGAGCTGGTACTCCGTACCCGTGCAGCTGCACGATGGTAGACTGGAGTTCGTCCCTAAGAACTACAAAACGTATCGAGCCACTGTGACTGAACCGCCTCTAAACGGGCTGGGTCAGTTAGCTGTTGGCGACCACCTGGTCGACCGTTTTGTGAAGTTCGGTTTGGACCTCAGGGACCAGACTAGGAATCAACGCCTAGCCCTCGAGGGATCCTTAACTGCTGCTTTAGCAACAGCAGACCAGACGTCCGCAAGTGACTGTGAAGCGACCGAACTGGTTGCCCACCTTCTCCCTCTGGACTGGTTTATCTTTTTGTCGCGGCTGAGGACAGGTCATGTCCTATATCGCGGTGAACGGGTAAAGCTGGAGATGTTTTCG